AGTAGCAGAACAATTTGATGCTGACCCTAGAAAATTTGCTCAAGATTTAAATAAACTCCCAGAACAATCTGGTGTAATTAACAAAGCAAAATCTTTTGCCAGTAAATTTTTATCCGTTGCTAAAAAAGGTGGAAGGTTTGGAGCGTTCGCTGCAGTAGGTGCAGTAGGTGCAGGACTTGTTAAAGAATTCATGAACGACGATCCCTCAACTTATTTATCAGATGAGAATCAACAAAAAAATATGTTAATTGATATGATTACTCAACCCATACAAGATCCAAGCATGGAACCAACTAGCACAGCATTTGGTGATGCCGTATTACCGACTCTTGGTGCAGTGACTGTAGGAGGTATGATACCGGGTGGAGCAGAATATTATAAAGATAGAAGAGGAATAAGACCGTCAGATAAATTTACCGGACCCATGAAACCGGGTGTTGGAAAAATTAGAGCGGCTGCTAGTCCTCTTGGTGGATTATTAGGAAAAGGTTTAGCGGCTTCGGGAACACCATTAGGTATGCTAGCATTAGAACCATTATACATTGGTCAACAAATTGCAGAAGGAGATTCAGCTGGTGATATTGCAACTAATCCATTTAATTATTTAGGTGCAGCTTTTGCATCACCATTAACACAACAAGCTACAAAATTTGTTGGACCAACGGCTTCAAATATAATGAGACTAGGTATAAGTCCTATGGCACTTAAAACGGTATCAAGAAGATTTGGATTACCGGGTCTTGCTTTATCTGCTGGTATTAGTGGATATGAAATGTATCAAAATAAAAAAGCAGGAAGGGGGTTGTTCGATGACGATTAAAAATAAAACTCTTGTGATAAATATGCCACACGTGAAATGGAAAGAAATCCCACCATTAAAAGGACCAGACTCACAAGGCTTGAATATTCCTTTAAAACAAAGTACAACAATCAAGAACTCGGAGAATATAAATGGCAGATATAGACAAGGCTCTACCAAACGTAGAGACTGAACTTAGAACACCCAGCGACGAAGAAGTAGCAATATCAGAACAAGAAACTGTTGAAGAACAAGTTGGTCCTGATGATGTACAGGTTACTCAAGAAGAAGATGGTAGTGCTGTAATTAATTTTGATCCATCAGCGGTAAATCAACCAGGTGGTGAAGGTCATGGAGATAATTTAGCAGAATTATTACCCGATGATGTTTTAGGAAAATTAGGTTCAGAACTTGCAGAAAATTATCAAACATACAAATCAGCAAGAAAAGATTGGGAAGATTCTTATACAAAAGGATTAGATCTTTTAGGATTTAAATACGAAACTCCCACTCAACCGTTTCAAGGAGCTTCCGGTGCAACTCACCCAGTTCTTGCAGAAGCAGTTACACAATTTCAAGCGCAAGCTTACAAAGAATTATTACCGGCTAATGGACCCGTACACACTCAAGTTATCGGGTTAATGGATAGAGCCAGAGAAGACCAATCTCAACGTGTGAAAGAATTCATGAACTATCAGCTTATGGATGTAATGAAAGAGTATGAACCCGAGTTCGATCAAATGCTTTTTTATTTACCACTTAGCGGCTCTGCATTCAAAAAAGTCTATTACGATGAGTTATTGGGTAGAGCCGTATCAAAATTTGTTCCGGCTGATGATTTATTAGTACCTTATACTGCAACATCTTTAGAAGAAGCAGAATCAGTAGTTCATGTTCTAAAAATGTCAGAAAATGATTTAAGAAAAAAACAAGTAGCCGGTTTTTATAGAGATATAGAAATACAACCTGGTTATGATCAAGAAACAGAAGTAGAAAAAAAAGAAAGAGAACTTGAAGGAGTAAGAAGAACTCAAGACGAAGATGTATTCAGTATTTTAGAATTTCATACGGATATAGATTTAGAGGGTTTTGAAGACAAAGATTCAACTGGAGAAGATACAGGAATTAAACTTCCATACATCGTAACTCTTGAATTAGGAAACAGAGAAATATTATCAATTAGAAGAAACTATAAAGCAGATGATCCAACTAAGAAAAAACAAGATTACTTTGTACACTTTAAATTCTTACCGGGAATGGGCTTTTATGGTTTTGGTTTAATTCATATGATCGGTGGTTTGTCAAGAACGGCAACTACTGCATTAAGACAATTATTGGACGCAGGTACTTTAAGTAATCTGCCTTCGGGATTTAAACAACGTGGAATACGTGTTAGAGATGAGGCTCAAGCAATTCAGCCTGGCGAATTCAGAGATGTTGATGCACCTGGTGGAAACATCAAGGATGCATTTATGCCTTTACCATTCAAAGAACCATCACAGACTTTGTTACAGTTGATGGGGACGGTGGTACAAGCAGGGCAAAGATTTGCCTCCATCGCTGACATGCAGGTCGGTGATGGCAACCAACAGGCTGCTGTTGGAACGACTATAGCTCTCTTAGAACGTGGTTCAAGGGTCATGTCAGCAATACATAAAAGACTTTATGTAGCGATGAAGAGCGAGTTCCAGTTATTAGCTGGAGTTTTTAAAACTTATCTACCACCAGAATATCCTTATGATGTTGTGGGGGGACAAAGAAACATTAAAGTTTCAGATTTTGATGACAAAGTAGATATTATTCCTGTTGCTGATCCAAATATATTCTCACAATCACAAAGAATATCACTTGCACAAACAGAATTACAATTAGCTCAATCGAATCCGCAAATGCATAACTTGTATGAAGCATACAGACACATGTATGAAGCTATTGGTGTAAAAAATATTGATCAAATTTTACCGCCACCAGCTCAACCAAGTCCAATGGACCCTGCTACTGAAAATATTTTAGCAATGTCTAATAAACCTTTTCAAGCTTTTAAAGGTCAAGACCATCAAGCACATATTACAACCCATTTAAATTTTATGGCTAGTAATGTTGCAAGAAATTCACCTGTGGTAATGGCAACTTTAGAAAAAAATATATTTGAACATATTTCTTTAATGGCACAAGAGCAATTAGAAGTAGAATTTAGAGAAGAAATTCAAAAATTAATGCAAATGCAACAAATGGCGCAACAAAATCCGCAAATGCAACAAGATCCTCAGTTTCAACAACAAATTATGCAAATGTCTATGGCTTTAGAGTCTAGAAAAGCTAAATTGATTGCTGAATCAACAGAAGAGTTCAGAGATGAAGAAGCTAAAATAACTGGAGAGTATGGTGGAGACCCAATTGCTAAACTTAAAGCAAGAGAGCTTGATTTAAAGGCTATGGACAATAATGTTAGACAAGAACAAGACCAAGAAAAAATTAATATGGAAAAATCTAAAAATCTTATGGGTCAACAACAATTTGATGAAAAATTAGATCAAAATGAAGAATTAGCAGAGTTAAGAGCTGATACTTCATTGACTAAAACTCAAATGGGCATTGACTCGAAAATGCAACAAGATAGAATGAAACAAATGGACGTAAGGATCTTGAAAGGTCCGAGAAGATAGTATATAATAAGTAAATAGGAGAAAAATATGCATAAACCAAAAACATTTTTTACAAAAAACAATCCAAATTATGTTGGTAAAGTTGTATCAGACACACCAAAAGCAAATAGTGAAAATACACTTAAAACTAATTCAGATGGATTCGCAGAAGCAGTAGATTGTAAGATTCCTTTGGGTCAACCGACTGTTAATAAAGTTGGTGGTCAAAAGAGAATGCTTGCTTCGAAAAAATCTTCAGTTAAGTGGTACTAACATGTGGTTCTCGGCAATTAAATTAGCCGTTTCCGCAGGTAGTCACATTTTTAAGAAGAAGCAGGAAACTAAGATGCGTATGGCTGATGCTCAGTACATGCACGCAGAAAAGATGGCCCGAGGTGAAGAAGCCTATCAGGGCAAACTTTTACAATCAAGAGATTCAGACTGGAAAGATGAAGCCGTTTTGATAATTCTTTCGGCGCCAATAGCAATTCTGGCATATGGGGTTATAAGTGATGATCCGGCAGCTATGGATAAGATAAATATCTTCTTTGATCATTTTGCGGCATTACCGTCATGGTTCACTAATTTATGGATACTTGTAGTGGCGTCAATATATGGTATAAAAGGCACACAAATATTTAGGAATAATAAGGTAGACAACAAAAAATAAAATACGTATAAGGAGACATAATGTCAAAAAAATCTAGAAAACGAAATAAAAAAATTTTAGCCGTACTTGGCTTAGCCGCAGCAGCTACTGCTGCTTCAAGAAGAAAATTAGCTAACGCAACAGAAACTAAAAATCCAGTAGGCGGTGTAGATCAAATAGCAGCAGACTCAAAAAAATCAGTAGACAAAGGTTCTGTAAAAACCCCTACAACTATTCAAGACAATAAACCTGCTAAAAGATCTAATGTATCAATAGCTAAACGAAGCTCACGAGGTTATGGTGATTACGGTGTTAAGACTGCCCCAACCCGTGTTAATGGAGTGCAAATAAAAGGTAGACTAAACGCACAACCGATAACACCATTTAATCCGGCTCAAGGTAATAGTCAAAAAACTATGAAAGAAACATTAAGCGGTGGTGACACAAGAGGTTATGCTGGTACTGTAAATTATAGAAAAGATGGCGGAAGAACAACTTATAAATCAGGCGGTGCTGCTAAACGTGGTATCAGTCCAATTTTACTAAAGGGGAAAAGATAATGTCAAATCCAAATTTTAATAAGCAGA